TTTCACCTCTACCAAAATCAAATAAATCATATGGATCATCTGCAACCATATCTAATTGTATTTTAAATGTTGCATCATAAACAAAAGGTAAACTGAATGTACTATTAAAATCATATGTGCCACTGGATATAATATTCTCATTTACACCGCCTGTTTCAAATACATAAGCACTATCAACCGCATCAAATAAGCCTGTTTTTTCATCAAAGGTTGTGATTGTATCTAAGGTGATACAATTAGTTCCCCCTGCTGCACCAGTATCTGTTCTTTTAAATGTATTGGTAAATGTGCCATCAAATGTTGGATGCTCTGTGATTGAGGATATTTGCTTATATCCTTCTGCTGCTACATTAGATGAAGTAATAAAGTTTGGCTCAAGACTTTCATTTCCTAATTTATCAATAGCTTTGATAGATAAAGTAAATGGCGGATCAATCCTGTTTAAGATAACACTGTTTGCACTTCTTCTAGGTACTCTGACAAGATCAGTAGAATTAAACCATTCTGTGCCATTAGCTACTTTTTCATATCTAATCTCATAACTTTCTACATCTAAATCTGTGACTGGTAGCCATGAAAGCTGCATCTGATCTGATCCTATCAAAGATATACTAAAATCAGTCACATTAGCAGGTGGCTCTGTAGCACCAATTACTTTGTGAGTTCCTGAGGTATAAGATGATTTTACACCTAATGAGTTGATACCTCTTGCTCTTACTTCGTAAGTTGCACCATCTACCGCATTGATTAATTGATATTCTAAAGATTTACCTTGAGATACAATTCTAAAACTATCTGATACTGCATTACCATCTTTATCTAATGTTTGTTTAACCTCTATCTCATAGTCATCAACAAATTGGTCAGGTGAAGCACCAACAGTCACTAATAATCTGGTTATTACAGTTCCGTCATTATATTCAACTAAATCATCACTTAATGTTAATGAAGCAGGTGCTTGAACTGTAAATGGATCAGGAAAAGATGTATCTCCAATGGTTGCAACTTCGGAAATAGTGCTAAATGTGTACCAACTATCTTGATGCTCTTGTAAAGATAATGCTGCAGTAAAATCTGCATTTAGTGTCATTCCACTAACTCTAAATGGTTTGTTCGTCATTCCCAAAATTGTAGAAGTGACATTTACAATATCTCCAATAGCTAGATCCAATGCTTCATAATTAGCAGTTAATCCTAGTTTTAAATTATCTCTACTTCTGTTTAATATTATTTTACCAAACTCATGTGCTTGATATGGTGAAGTAATTGTGGTTAAAGTCACATTTCCTTCTTGTAAAAAGCCACCATCTGCAGTTTTTAAGGTTGCATGGTCAGTATCATAAACAATAGTATCTGATTGATAATTTTTATCTGGATTGACAAAGTTTACTAAAACTCTGTTGTATTTTTCGTTTTTTCTTTCACTCTCTAGCTTTATACCACCTATAATATTATCTTCATTTAAAGTAAATGCAGCAGTGCCAGTAGTTTCAATAATTAATTTATATTTACCTTGCACATAAGGTAAAAGCCCTCTCATTCCTCTTAAAAGAGTTCTAACATTGTCTAATATTTGCTTATTAGTATTTAATACTGCATTACATTCAAATAATTTACCTGTAGTTCCTGTGAAATATGTGACTGTAGTATCTGCCACCTGTGAAGCTGCATAGAAGCTAGGAATACCTTTTCCATATCTTTCATTTCTCATAAAATCTAAAAGAATAAAAGCAGGATTTGTTGAATATTGTCCTGTTGTTTCATTACTAGAATTATCAAATGTTGATATTTTTTTTCCTTGAACTTTTACTTTAAAGTTTGGAATACCAGTATATTTGTCAGCATCCCAAGTTATTCTAAAGGCAAGATAGCAAATTCCAGATAGCTTGTGATTACTACCCCAGTTGGATAAGGTTGATAGTAAACTTGAAGCTGCTTGATCGTCAGCACCATAAAAAGGTTGTACTTGAATTGTAGTGCCATACTTACTATCATTTGATGTTATTGTAGATCCACTAGCAAAGCTGCCTGAGAATGTGACTGCACTATCATTTACTTGAATTTGTGTAATTGCATTAATTTCACCCTCACATAAAACCAATGCACCATAAAGATATGTATTATCTGTTCCGCTAGTTTGTAAAAAAACTCTTGTACCGCCTACCAATCTTTCTCCATAGATGACTGGTATTTGTGCATTATTTGAGGATTTATTTATAAGTGTTCCTCTGATCTCCTCAACTTCAGGAATATCAGGAATTTCAGGAATATCTATAAACCAAGATACAACCTTCTGAACTACCTGCTGAATACCTTTAACAATATTTGACATTATTATTTACCTTTATTGTTCTGTTTCCTTTAAAAGTCTTTACCCAAACAACCTCTTTATCATATCCTAATTGCTTTCCAAAATGTTCTTTACACCAATTAATCATATCTCTTATATTTTTTCTACAAAGTAAATCAGCAAAGCACAAATTATTACCACAATTCCAATTACTAAAATCAATTATTCCATGATTAATTAATTTTGTTTTTGTTATATTATTAAGATAAGCCCAATTTACAAATCCTGTAATTTGATTTTCTCTAAATATTTTATATTGATTAAGTTGAAAAGATGGCTCTAAGTGTAGATAAATTTCTTGGTCTAAGCTATCTTTGTATTCTTCGAATGTCTTATAGAAGTTTATAACTTCTTCAATCAAGCCCTTCCCCATTTTATATCTTGAACAGTTTGACCTGCAAATTCAAAACCTCTATCAGTAGGAAACAATCTTTGTTGTGATCCTTCATTAGTTTTACGCCCTGCAATTCTACTAAAATCTGAAAAATGAGAAGTACAAATCAAAGATATTTGTGCATTTTTTGTATCTATTCTAAAACTTTCGATATAGCCTTTATCATACTTGTAAGTATCTATCAAAGCATCTGTACTATTCAAAAGTCCTATATCAATAGTCACAATATCATTGGAAACATTGTTATTTAAAAGAATTGAAGTAAATGCACTATCTACTGCTGAAAGATTTATTGTAAAATTAGATACATTAATTTCTGCATTTTCTGATTTGCTTGTAATAGATAATAAATGACCACTTGCTGTATATGTGTTTGAATTATGTGTTATATCTTTATAATGATTTGTAATTCTCTGTGGTGTTGGAAAAAGTATTTCAACTAAAAGAATGGGTTTTATATTTTGATTTGCTAATTCTGTTTTTATAGAATTTGATAAACCTCTAGCCATTATAATGCTTCGATAAAATCAACTTCAAATTTAAATGTATCTAAATCGTCTGTTGAAAACTGTTGTAAGTCATTTGTAAGTCTAACAGTAAATTCAATACCATCATAAGTCACTACAGCATTGTCAGAAACAGCAGATCTTAAAGGTGGCTCTATTGTAAGTGTTGCTTCATTACTACCATCTGCTGTTGCATCTGCAACAACCATGTAAACTTTATTGTGTCCTGCAAACTGTACTAAGTCACCTGCTTTTAATGTTCCTGTCATAGCATCTACAGTAATAGTTGTGTCACCTGCTGTATGTGAATTTTTGACTAAAACAGTTCCAGATACATTACCTTTTGCATTTTTAATATCTGGTAGTGATATTTGGAAAGTTTCTTTTTGAGATCTTTGTTTCATTATAAAAGCATAAACAGGTTGAAAATCTGATCTACTCATTGGTGGATATGTTGCAGAAAACTTAAATCTTTGACCATCAATTTGTGTGCTAAACATTTTTCCACTATCGGTTGTTGAAGTTAAAGTTTTTTGTTCAGATGAAAAATTTAAAGATCTAAACTCTGGTGTTGTTGGATATGTACCACTCATTATACTAAGGCTTCCTTCCCTTGACTATTTAAAGCATCATTAACTACATTTACAATTGTTGATCTTCTTTTCAATAATAAATCATCAAAACCTTCAGTATCATTAGCCATAATAGTAATATTGACATTAGGTGATGTTAATTGATTATTAGGTATGATAGTTCCAGATTGTTGAGGAACAAATAATTCTGGTTTACCACCTTCGCCTACCATATATGGCATACCTTCATTGACTCGACCACCTGCAATTCTTGGTGGTGCTGTTGCTCTAATTTGTGCAACTGTTGCCAATCCTCTTGCTGCTTCACCCCCTGCAACTGCAATATTTAATGGATATGGAAATTGTGCTAGTGCGTTAGATATTGCTCTAAATGTATTAATAGTTGCCATAGCTATTTGAAATGCTTGATATGTTCTAAAAGCAGTTTTATTTAATCCAGATAATTTTTGTAATGCATCACCTGTAGCATCAAGAATTTGACTTTGTGCTTGTCGTTCTAATAAAACCCTTTTTGATACTTCATCTTTTTTTGCTTTTGTAATTCTTTCTTCAAATAATGTATGCAATCTTTCTTTTTGTAATAAAAATTCTTCTTCTGATAATAAACCTTGTTGTCTAGCTTCTTTTAAAACATCTAATTCAAGTCTAAATTGTCTTTTAATTTGATCCATAAGACCTGCACCTGTTTTTTCTCTAATTCTTTGCAATCGAGTAAAAATATCTTCTTCATCATCTTCAACAGGAACAACTATAAATGGTTTTATTTCGTGTGTGTCTTTTGCATTCTTAGAAAATTCTTCAAACCCACTATTAGCTTTTGCCATTTCTTCATTAAATTTTTCTAATTCAATTCTGCTTTCCATGTCAGCATCTCTAAATAATCTTAATTGCTGTGTTGTTTCAGATATTGTTTCGTTTGTATCTTCAAGTTCTCTCGAAAATCTATTTATATGTGTAGCAAAAAAAATATCTTGAAGTTTTATTCCAAAAGGTAAAAATTCATCTATTTGTTGTTTTGTTTCAGTTAATGCAATAATTCCTTCTGTTAATAGTTGAACACTATCTAAAGCAAGTTCTAAAGATTTTCTAAGTGTTTCTCCTAGTGCAACCGCAACATCTTCAATAACTTTTTCATTTTCTTCTAAAATTTCATTCAAATCACTTATTTCTGTTGTTAGTGATCCTACAAATTGATCTGAAACTATTTTTTGAAAATTAAAAAATTTATCCTGCACCATTGACACTTGACCTGTAAGTGTTCGTGCTAAATCTCCTGTCACATTTCCTAATCTTCCACCTGCACCAAAAGTTTCTTCAAATGCTTTGATTGTTTCTTCAACTGATACTTTTGCACCTGCTTCAAATCCTAAAACACTTCTAAGACCTTTTTCTCTAAATATATCTGCCGCTGCAATACCACCTGCAAATGATCTTTGTATTTGTGATGCAGTTGTTTCAAAATCTAATCCTGTGAATGCCGCAACATTACCTGTGATTTCTAAAATTCTTGTTAAATCTTCTGCGTCTTTTGATACAACACCTAAGTTTCCAGATGCAGCAGCTATACTTTCTAATGAAAATGGAACTGTACCTGCAAATTTTGCTAGGTTGTCAAATGCTTTTGCACCTTCTTCTGCTGATCCAAAAAGAAACTTAAATCTTACTTGTAAATTCTGAACTTCTGCACCAACATCAATAAAACCTTTTACTACAGCACCTACACCTAATCCAACAAGTGCATTTCTTAAATTTAATACAGATTTTTTTGTTTTGTCTAAATTGCTTTGTACATTATTAAGTGCTTGTTTTGATTTATCTTTAGCAATAATGTCAATATTTAGTTTTTTGGTAGCCATTATCTTCTTTTACCTTGCATCTTTGCTTTATTCAATGCTTTTTGTTCTTCTTCTGATTTTAAATTGTAATAGGCAATCCACATACTAAATTCCTCTACAGGCATTTGTAAAATTTCACCAATACTTTTGTGTAGTTTTTCTGCTAGGAAAAAATAAAATCTGAAACTGTAATCAGAATTTAGTTTTTTTTTAAATCGTTTGGATCTGAATTTTGACCAAGAATTTCTGTTGCAACCCTGCTGATTATGTCTGGATCAACAAATCTTTTCATTTTTATTTTTGCTTCAAGATCAAACATTTTATCACCATCTTTTGTCAATGCTTTTTTGACAATGACATCAATAAGAACTGTTAGACTATTATCTGATGAACCTTTGAATATCTCATCTTTCTCAATGAGAGTAAAAGGCTTCACATAAATAGCATCTTCACCTACTAAGTTCCATTCTGGAACTTCAATAATTCTTGTTTCTTGGTGCTTAAAATGGGTTATAGCACCTTCAAGAAAATCTTTTTTAGCCATATAATACTAAATATTATACAGTTAAGTGAGATATGCCACCAGAAATTTGAAAGTTAAAAGTTCTGGAAATAATGCCATCAAGAGTC